AAAACTTGGGGTTTAGATTTAAACGCCTTAACAAATACACCAGCGGCAGTAGTAGAAGAAAAAGAAGAGTCTTTATTCAAAGTAGTCTTAACAGGATTTGACGCAGGTAAGAAAATAGGCGTTATTAAAGCAATTAGAGCTTTTAAAGATATGGGATTACTTGAAGCAAAGAATTTTGTAGAAGAATTTCCTTCTATAATCGCAGAAGACCAAGAAAAAGCAGAAGCAGATAAAATTTTAGCAGACATAGTGTCCGCTGGAGGAAAGGTAGAGTTAAAATGATAGAACCAATAAACGTAAAAGCAATAAAAGACTGGTTTACTAAAAGTTCAGTACCTAATTGGGTAGTAGTAGGCGTAGTTGTTATTTGGATTTTGGTATAGTGCCCGAAATCAGTAGAAAGGGAGATATGTTGTCAACTGGACACCCTTGTGCTAGTACAACAACACTAACTACTCCTACACAATCTACTGTAAGAGCAAATGGTATTTTAATAGCAAGAAAAACTGATAAAACAGTATCACACGCTGCCCCACCAACACCTTTATGTCCACCACACGTAATGATGGTTAATGTAGGAAGTTCTACAGTTAGAGTTGTTGGTTTGCCTGTTGCAAGAAAAGGTGACAGTACAGACGCAGGACAAATGATTAAGGGTTCTCCTACAGTAAGAGCGGGTTAAACTGTATAAATATATACAGTTATGGCCAATCAAGCATTTTTAAACGATTATACAGCACACGTCAAAAGTACTAGTACTAGGCAATCTAGGAAGTTTAAAGACATAGATTTAGACTTTGGTAGAAATCCAATTACTAATGATGTAAATGTGGTTGAAGATGTAATAGCTATAAAAAGAGCAGTTAGAAATTTAGTACAAACAAATTTTTATGAAAGACCTTTCCATCCTGAATTAGGATGTGGAGTAAGAGGATTACTTTTTGAAAATTACACTCCAGTAATGAATGTATTTTTAAAAAGAAAAATAGAAGAGTGTTTAGTTAATCACGAACCTAGAATACAATTAACTGGTATTATAATAAATGGAGATTCTTTTGAAGAAGGTTCAGTATCAGGAGATTTGATGGCATCTCCAGCAGGAAATGTAGATGATAATAGATTAGATGTAGAAATACATTTTAATATTATAGGGGTACCTAATCCACAATCAGTTTCAATAATTTTACAAAGGTTAAGATAAGATGGCGCAACACAAACTAGAAGTATCAGAATTAGATTTTGATTTAATCAAATCAAATTTAAAATCATTTTTACAAAGTCAAACACAATTTCAAGATTACGATTTTGAAGGTGCTGGTTTATCTATTCTATTAGATGTATTATCTTACAACACTCACTACTTGTCATACATTGCCAATATGTCAACTAATGAAATGTATTTGGATAGTGCTGATATTAGAAAAAATATTGTTTCATTAGCAAAGATGTTAGGATATACTCCTACATCTCCTAGAGCACCAAGAGCTACTATTGATGTACTTGTTAATAACGCAACTGGTTCGTCTATTACAATGCAGAAGGGAACAATGTTCACAACTACAGTTGAAGCAGTTGGTTATGAATATGTGACTAATGAAGATATAACAATTACACCAGTAAATGGAGTTTATAAATTTGAAAATGTACCTCTTTATGAAGGAACATTGGTTACATTTAAATATACATATGACTCAACTGATACTGACCAGAAATTTATTATACCTAGTCCTTTTGCAGATACTTCAACTTTAAAAGTTACAGTTCAAAATAGTAATACAGATTCAACACAAGCAGTTTATACTTTAGCAGGTGGATATAATAATGTATCAAGTGATACAAAAGCATATTTTATACAAGAAGGCACAGGCAATAAGTATGAAATTTATTTTGGTGATGGTGTAACAGGTAAAAAATTAGAAGATGGTAATGTTATAATATTAGAATACATTACAACTAATACAGTAAATTCAAATGGTGCTTCAAAATTTACATTATCAGGTAATGTTGGTGGTTATACAAACGTAACTATAACTACTGAATCAAATTCTTCAGGTGGTGCAATTGCAGAAACAAATGACTCAATAAAATTTAATGCACCTTTACAATATGGTGCTCAAGATAGAGCAGTTACAGCAACTGATTATGAAACAATAGTTAAATCAATTTATCCAAATGCATTATCAGTTAGTGCGTGGGGTGGAGAAGATGATGAAACTCCAACTTATGGTGTTGTGAATATTTCTATTAAAGCAAAATCAGGAACAGTATTATCAGATACATCAAAAGCAGATATAGTAACTCAATTAAAACCATACAATGTTGCTTCAGTAAGACCTATTATAAAAGATCCAGAAACAACTTCTGTATTAATTACTTCAAATGTTAAGTATGACGCAAAGGCAACAGCAAAAACTTCTGATACTATAAAGGCAGATGTTATTGATAAGTTAATAACTTATAATGCTTCTACTTTACAAAAGTTTGATTCAGTATTCAGATTTTCAAAAGTTACAGGTTTGATTGATAGTACAGATGATAGTATTTTATCAAACATCACAACTGTTAAAATAAGAAAATCTTTTCAACCGATACTTTTAACATCTTCAAAATATAGTATCTATTTTAGAAATGCATTATATAATCCACACTCTGGACATATGGCAAGTTCAGGTGGAATATTAAGTTCATCAGGATTTAAAATAGATGGTAATACTAACGAATGTTTTTTTGATGATGATGGCGCAGGTAATGTTCGTTTATTTTATTATTCAAGTGGAGTAAAATCTTATTTAAATTCAACGCAAGGTACTATTGATTATGGCACAGGTGAAATAACAATCAATTCAATGAACATTGCGAGTATATCAAATATTAGAGGCACAACTTCAACAGTAGTTGAATTAAAAGTAACACCAAGTTCTAATGATGTTGTTCCAGTTAGAGACCAAATTGTTGAAATGGATATTGCAAATTCAACTATAACAGTTACAGCTGATAGTTTTGTAGGAGGAAGTGCTGAGGCAGGTGTCGGATACACAACTACTTCCAGTTACTAATGACAAATGGCAAAGTTTAATGATAAAATTTCAACAATACTTTCTGGTCAACTACCTGAATTTATAGTTAGTGAGCATCCAAAGTTTGCTGAATTTCTTAAAGTCTATTACCAATTACTAGAGTCCGCTGAGTTATCAGTAACTTCTGTTAAATCTACAGAAGGTATACAATTAGAAACAGAAACAGACCAAGCAAATAATTTAGTTTTAAATGCAAGTGCTTTAGGTAGTGCAAGAACATCACTTGACGCAGGTGATAAACTTATTTTTGAAACTTATTCTGGTACTGAATATGGAAAATTTACTAGTGGTGAAACACTTACAGGACAAACTTCTGGTGCAACAGCTGTTGTATTAACAGAAGATTTAAATAGTGGACGTTTATTCATAAGTGCTAACAGTAAATTTATAATTGGTGAAACAGTTGTAGGTACAGATTCAAATGCTTATGCAACAATAGATAATTATAAACCTAATCCAGTAAATAATATTGCCGACCTAGTTGAGTTTAGAGATCCAGATAAAGTAATTAGTAATTTCTTATCAAATTTTAGAGATGAGTTTCTTGCAACATTACCAGATACATTAGCAAACAAAGTTAGTAAAAGAAGTCTTATAAAAAATGTTAAATCACTTTATCGTTCAAAAGGTACGAATAGAGGACACGAAATATTTTTTAGAATATTATTCAATGAAGAATCACAAACATTTTATCCAAGAGAACAAATATTAAGAATATCAGATGGTAAGTATGATTCATTAAAAGTTTTAAGAGCTATTGCTGATATAGGAGATACAACAGAATTAGTTGGAAGAACAATTACAGGTGCAGATAGTAATGCCTATGCAATTGTAGAAAATGTTGCTCAATATCAAATTGGTTCAGATACAGTTACAGAATTTATTTTAAATAGTGATTCTATTCAAGGCACATTTCAAATTGGAGAACAACTACAAGGTTCTGCTTCTGATACAGATGATTGGTATATTAAAGCAACTATAACTGGTATTCCAGGAACAAAAATACTTACAAATGATGGAACATTAAATGAAACTGCTGATACAATTAAAGTTATTGCAGGTGGTATAGGTGCTATATTTAATATTGATGAAGTTGGTTCTGGTGGAATTACAGATGTTGTAATTAATAATAAAGGAATAAATTATGAAGTCGGTGATAAATTAGTATTTAATAATACTGAAACAGGTGGAAAAGACGCCTCTGGATTTGTAAGAGTTGTTAATGGTGGTATTGCTGCTGAAGATTCGGACCAAATAGTTTTAGAAGATGGTACTATGGCAGGTGACCAATATTTTGGTAATAGTATTATGCAAGAAAAAAGTACAGGTCCAGGATCAATTGAAAAAATATTTTTAATTTATAATGGAACAGGATATACTTCTTTACCAAGTATAACTATAACATCAACAAATGGTTCAGGTGGAAGTGTAAATGCGTGGGGTGATGAAATTGGAAGAATTATTGCATTAAAAACAATTGAGTTAGGAAAAAAATATCAAGACGCACCTAGTCCTCCAGTATTAGAATTTTATAACAGTTGTGTATTAACAGGTGTTAGTGGTTTATTTACAGTAGGGCAATCTTGTACAGTTTCAGGTGGACAAGGAACAATTGTTTCATATAACAGTTCTACAAATGTATTAAGAATTAAAAATATTACAGGTGCATTTACAGAAGGTCAATTATTATCAGCAGATTCAGGTGGGTCAGGAACTATTGGTAAAATTGATGTTGCAACAGCAAATGTTGATGTAGTTTCAGTTTCAGATACAGATGGTAAATTTATTAATGAAGATGGTAAACTTTCCGAGGTAACAATGAAAGTACAAGATAGTAGATACTATCAAGATTTTTCTTATGTATTGAAAGTTGCTAGTTCTATTGCAGTATGGCGGGACGCATTTAAAAAGACAATGCATACAGCAGGATTCTATTTTACAGGTCAAGTAGATATTACTTCAAAATTAGATGTTAGAGGAACATTACCATTGGTTGGTTCTGTATCTGGTAGAACGGAAGTTGAAATACCATTAATTGCAATTCTTAATACTTTATTCTCGGTGATATTTGGTAGAAGATTAGGAACGATAGATGATGGAACATCTTTAAGAGCAAAAGCTCACGAACCAGGAGCCATTGATTTAGACCATAATACAAATGAACATTTTGCTGCTAATCAAAGGGATATAACTTTAACAAGACCAGGTTTAGATATAGATTATACTAGTAGAAAAAGGGCAACAATAGGTGGACAATTTGTTAAAGCAGGTTACGCATATGCTGGACCAAAATGGGGAACACTTAATAAGTATGCAAATACTATATTTAATACTTCGGTTGGTGGTACAGGACATACGTTTGAAGTATTAAATAATTTAAAAGTATTTGG